CCCGCAACGCCGTCTTCACCGCCATCGGCCAGACCGGGCCCATCATCCAGGTCTGGATCGACACGTCCTTCCACGCGAACGTCACCACCTGGAACACGGCCGGCACCCCCACCGACCACACCCCGGGCGCGTTCCCGTGCACCAACATCACGTTGCCGATGATGCTCAACTTCGACAACACCGGCTTCACGCTCTACGTCGGCAACGCCGAGGTCCTCACCGGCACGGACAGCATGACGACGAACTGGTCCTACTTCAGCTTCGTTGGGCGCGCCGACCGCTTCGAGTCGGGCTACTTCTGCAACATGGGCGTCAGCCACATCTGCGTTTTTCCCCGCGAGCTCAGCTTCTCGCGCCTCGTCACATACAACCAGACCGGCATCAACGCCCTCGCCGGTGACTTCGGTGACTGGCGCGTGTCCCGGCTCCTCTCCTACATGCTGTGGCCCGTGCCGCACCGCGTGTACTACGACGTGGGCACGAGCCAGCTCGCCGGCGCGACCACGATCGACGGCTCCGGCGTCGCGGCGGCCATCGACAACGTGGGAACCACCGAGCAGGCACTGCTCTACGTCGACAAGAACGGCTACCTCGTCTACCGCACGCGCAACCACGCGCTCGACCGCGGCGTCCAAGCCGTCTTCGGGGAGAACACGGCCGCCGGCGAGATCCCCTACCTCGTCGACGTGGAGCTCGACTACGACCCGCAGTACGTCTACAACGACATCCAGGTTACCCACCAGGGAACCCCCGCGTTCGGGCAGACGACGGTCAGCAGCCCCGTCATCTACGTCAAGAACCTGACCTCCATCAGCAGCTACGGGGACCGCAGCCAGCAGCTGACCAGCCTCTTCAGCAGCGTCACCCAGTCGATCGACCTCGCGAACTGGCTCGCCAGCCAGTACGCTCAGCCTAAGCAGCGCGTGCAGAGCGTCACCTTCACCCCGGGCGCAAACTCGGCGTTCTTCTCGACCCTGCTGAGCCTCGACATCGGGGACCGCGTCACCCTCAACCGTCGCCCCGTCGGCGCGAGCTCGATCTCGCTTGACGTGACCATCATCGGCGTGCATCAGCTCGTCAACTACAAGGAGGGGCAGTGGGCCATCACGTTTGACCTGATGCCCACCTCCATCGCGACCCTCACCGTCCTCGGCCTCATCCTCAACGACCCGATCCACGGGCAGCTCGACGACGGCAACGTCGTCACCTGGTAGGAGATCCCATGGCCAGCGTTCCCGTGCCTCACCAGTTCGTGGTCGGCGAGGTCGTCACCGCGGACAACATCAACACCTTCTACAGCGGCATCTCGTTTCTCGAGAACCCACCGATCGCGTCGCTGTACCAGATCAACCCACAGAGCGTCGGCAGCGGGTCGGCGACGCCCATCGTGCTCGATGGCTCGCTCATCGACACGTACAACGGTCACAGCACCGTCACCAACAACACGCGCTACACGTTTCAGGTAGCCGGCACCTACCTCATCGGCGGCAGCACCGCGTGGCAGCCGAACGCCACGGGTGCCCGAGCCGCTACCCTGCGGCTCAACGGGTCGTCGCTCCTCATCGGCAGTCAGATCATCCTGCCCACGAACACCGCCGGCGGCGTCAACACCAACGTTCCCGCCACGACGGTCATGACGCAGGTCAGCGTCAACGACTACGTCGAGCTGCTCGGCACGCAGACGTCCGGCGGCAGCCTCAGCACTCAGAACGGCTCCAACAACACGAGCACCATGTTCGTCATGTGGATCCACGCCTAGGAGAGGAAAACCGTGCCCGCGAGCAATCACACCCTTCTCGGAACGGTAGAGGCAGTTCAGTACACCGGCACCAACGCGGCTGAGCTTCAGACCGTTATCGGGAACAGCTGGTCGGTGTTCACGAACACCGTGACCAACGTCGCGTCGACGTGCCAGGTCGGCAACGAGATGTTCATGAACGTCGTTCACCCGACCGACTGGCTCGTCTCACAGCCGGCCTACTCAAACGAGACGCCCGCCCTCTCGGCTGGCTTCTCGATCGTGCAGAACGGCGTCTTCACGCGGCAGTACAGCGCGTGAGAAGACCCACCCGAAAAACCCAGCAGTGAGGGAGCCAGCATGACCGACTTCAACACCGTGGCGTCCATCATCGGGGGCCTCGGAGCTGGCTCCATCGCGTTCGTCGGTGGCGGTGCGTGGGTCCTCCGCAAGATCCGGAAGTTCAACGCGAAGTTCGACTTCTTTCTCGAGGACTGGAACGGCGCGGAGGCGCGCCCCGGCGTCCCGCATCGTCCCGGCGTCATGGAGCGCCTGTCCCAGCAGGACAGCGCCCTCAGGTGCATCGAGGGCCGGGTCGCAGCCGTCGAGACGGAGCTCAACCCCAACGGTGGCAAGTCGGTCAAGGACGTCGTGGGTCGCGTCGACGGTCACCTCAACCACATCCGCGGCGTCGTCGACGACCTCGACCGCCGCGTGACCGACCTCGAGCGGCCGCAGCGAGCGGAGAGGCGGGTGACCCGGTGACCGACGTCCCAGCTCACGACCAGCGGGTGACCCACTCCTACGTGGTTCACTACCCGGCACACGAGCCCCGCGCCGAGGACCCGCACCGCGCCGAGTTCGAGGAATACAAGCGCCGCCGCCGCGAGGCCGGCACGTATCACTGCGACTTCGCGGCTCAGTTCCGGGACGGTGACGCCTCGGAGTGCGACGGCGCCCACCCGCTCGAGGCACACCACACGCACCTCGAGTTCGCGCTCCTGAACGGCGCCGACGCGGCACTGCTCGAGGAGCAGTGGCCCGGCGTCACGACGGCCGGGGTCGGCGCGTGGCTCGACGGGGACGAGAACCTCACCCTGCTCTGCCAGACGCACCACCGCGGCCACGGCGGGGTGCACGTGCTCGCGGCCGCCGACTACGAGGCGTCCAAGCTCGTCAGGAGGTTGACCACGTGACCAGACGCATGGCGGACTCCATCACCCCCACCGACATCCCCGTGAGTGACCCGCAGACCGGGGAGCCGTGGGCCCTGGTTGCCGGCTACATCGACGGCGCCTACGCGTGGCCAGCGGCTGGCTGGGACCGCTTCCCGGGGAGCCAGCACGTGCGGGTCGCGGTGTTCTCGAGCACCAACGACGGGGACGTCATCGATCGGGAGACGGGGGACGCCACGGCCGACCAGGCCGTCGACTGGGTGGAGGCGCGCCGCGCCGCGGGGCACCCGAACCCGGTCGTCTACTGCGGCTACTTCAACTGGGGCGCGTGCCAGGCCGCGTTCCACGACCGCGGCGTGCCTCAGCCGACCTACTGGATCTCTGGCTATCCCTCACCCACCGACGTGAGCGGCGAGCCGGTCATCCCGGTCGGGGCGGTGGCTCACCAGTTCACCGACACGCCGGGCGGCCACTGGGACGAGTCGATCGTCGCCGACTACTGGCCCGGCGTCGACCCCGCGCCGAGCCCCAACGACAACCAGGGAGATGATGACGTGGCACCCAGTCCCGTGCTGTTCATGGCGTCGGCCGTCACGGACGTGAACGACGGCAACTCGCTCTTCCCGTTCGGCGTGTGGCGCGACGAGTTCGGCGTGTACGTCGGCCTCGCGACCGCCGCGGAGCGCGCCGACCTGCTCGCCGCCTACCCCACGACCGTCAAGGGCGCGAGCGGCGACGGCGTGTGGGTGGAGCAGGCCACGCTCGCCGAGTGGGTTCGGATCTCCCGGGTCGGCGTCGACACGCCCCGCCTGGTCAACGTCACCGGCGTCGCGATCAGCGGCGCCGCGGTCGACGTCACCGTGCCCGGCAGCTGGAAGATCACGGACGTCGGCAGCGGCGTCACCACGGTCGTGGCCCAGGCGTGACCCGGTGAGACGCGTCAACGAGTGGCTCGCGGTCAAGATCACTGACCTGGTGGGCACCATGTGGTGCGCGTACGTCTTCGTCGCGCTCGCGATCGTGGGCTTCCCCTACGGCTCGAGCCAGCTCCCGGACTACGTGCAGTGGCTGTCGCAGACCTTCATCCAGCTCGTCATGCTCAGCGTGATCATGGTCGGCCAGCAGCTGATCGCAGACCGACAGCAGAACCACGACGCCAAGCTCGACGCCCACGGCGACAAGCTCGACGCCGTTCACAACCACCTCGGGATCAACGATCAGACAGGACCACCCGCGTGACGTACAACGGCACCACCCGCACCAAGTTCGGCCGCTACCAGGTCGCTGAGCCGCTCCGGCTCGAGACGCTGCACTTCCACCGCGGTGAGCCGCTCGTGGAGGTCGACCACGAGCCGCCCGTTCCCGTGCTCGACCAGGAGGACCTGCTCGCGCAGGGAATCCACACCAGCCAGCTCGTCCCCGGCTCCCCGGACGTCGACGCGCTCGGCTCGTGCACCTGCAACGCCGGCACCGTGTCCCTGGCTGGTCACCTGTTCACGCGGGTCGGCGCGCAGGCGGTCACCGACGCCGGCCTGTCCCTCACCGACCCGGTCGCGAACGAGGAGTTCGCGATCAAGCTCTACCACTCGGTCACGTACCAGACCGGCGATCCCTCCCAGGAGTGGCCGCCCACCGACTGCGGCTCCACCGGCCTCTACGTCTGCCACGAGCTCGAGACCCAGGGCCTCATCAAGGGCCACCGCACCGCCCACGACGTGCACGGCCTCGTGTCCCTGCTGCAGGGCGGCACCGTCATCATGGGTTCACCGTGGTTCAACGCGTGGATGGAGCCGGACGCGCAGGGCTTCGTCGACGGCAACGGCACCGTGGAGGACCTGCAGCGCGCCCTCAACTCCGGGGTCGCAGGCGGCCACGAGACCTGCGTCAGCGCCGCGGAGCGGGTCGCGTGGGCCACCGAGCGGAAGCTCGACCTCGAGGCCTGCGTGGTCCGGGTCCGCAACTCGTGGGGCGCCAGCTGGGGCGACAAGGGCTCGTACCGGCTGCACCTGTCGACCCTGCAGCGCCTCGCCGGCTACGTCGACTACAAGCAGTTCGTCGTCTGATCGAGGAACGATCCGAGCGAGAAAGAGAGCGAGACCAACCGATGAACCTGCTGACCAAGCTCAGGGAGCTGCTGGCCTACGAGCCAGCCGTGGTGGCCTGGGCGGTGAACGGTGGGGTGGCCACCGTGCTCGCCTTCCTGCTGAACCTCGACGGGACTCAGACCGCGACCGTCACCACCATCACGACCGCCCTGGCCGCGATCGTCACCGCCGTCCAGGCGCGCCCCGTGGCCGTCTCCGTCGTGACCGGCGCGCTGGCCACGGTCGCGCAGGCCGTGGCCGCGTTCGGCCTGAACCTGCCGCCCACCGTGATCGGCGCGATCACCGCGGTGGCGTCCGCGGTGCTGGGATTGCTGTTTCGTCAGAACCTGACGCCGGCGGTGACCCTGCGCGGCGGCCCGCCGGCGAGCTGACCGGCTCGCTCGTCACCTCGAGCCCCACCTCCTCACCGCGGGGGTGGGGCTCGTTTCCCGTCTTCCGGCCCCACCCGCGGCGACCCCACCGGATCGCCTCGGGCGTGAGACCCATGCGCTCAGCTAGGCTCATCGGTGATCGTCTCCATCTCCATGACTCGGGTGCCGCTGACCAGCCGGTCGGCGAGGATGCGGTAGCTCTGCCCGGGAGGCATGATCACCTCGTACTCGTCGTGGTGATTGCCACCGCTGTGGCGGTTGACGTCCAGGGCCCGGGCGCCGGGACGGACGTGGTAGTGGACCTGGACCGGTCCGAACGCCGGGAAGGCGTGGCCGGCGGTGGTTGTGGACGTGAACCGCTGCTCGGTGAACGTGCCGCCCACCTGCGATCCTACCTCGCCGAACACCCGGAGGGCGGTGTGCGCCGGGAACGTGCGGAGGAGCGCGATGGGCTTGGTGACGGCCGAGCGCTCGATCGCCGCCGCGAGGTGCTTGACGTGCTCCCGGGTGTGCTCGCTGGCGTCACTGGCGTCGCCCTTGAGGACGTGCGCGTTCATCGACCGGTAGCCGGGGCCGGTGTAGTTGGAGAGCGCGTACACCTCGCTGCCGCTCAGCTTGGGGTGGTCGATCGCCTGCCGAACCTGCTTGCCGGAGAGCTCGCCGGGGCGGAGGACAACCGGACCGTGCGTGACGGCGACAACGTCAGCTGTGGCGACGAGCTGGTTGTGGTGCTTGACGATGGCCGCCAGGGCCTCGCGCTTGTAGACGTCCTGGTAGACCTGGGTGCCGTCGATGTGGGTGGCGGTGAAGATCGTGGTGCCGACCCGGGTGGGGTGCGGCTGCCGCCCGAGGGAGGCGATGACCACCTGCGTGGCCTTGACGATGACCTGGCCGGTTGCCTTCACGCCGAGGTCGGTCACGGCCACGGTGCCCGGGCTGGCAACCTTGCCGGCGAGGGTGGTGAAGACGAGCTGGGAGGTGAGCGTCGCGGTCATCGACTCGGTCCTTCCGGTTCCTGGTTCCTTGTTCCTTGTTCCTTGCTGCTGGTACCAGCCTACACCAGGCTCAGAGGTTTGTAAACCCCTGAGCCTGGCGGACTCTCTCAGAACCGGTCGCGCTCGTATGGGTCGTGGTCTGAGCCGCCGCGCTCCTCGAAGAAGCGCTCCACGAGGCGCTCCGCCTCGAGGTCGGCCCGCGCCTGAGCCTGGGCGTCTCGAGCCTTGGCGTGGCACTCGCGAATTGAGGCGGCGGAGGCGTGGCGAACCTGCACCCGACGGCGCGCGTCGTGGTCCCAGAAGGAGCACTCGGCGCAGACCGGGCCGGTCACGGTGGCGGCCTCGCGGTAGGCGTCCTCATCCCAGGTGACGGGTTCGGGGTGGGTCATCGGACTCAGCTCCTCGGTTCCGGGTTCCTTGCCTGCTGGTGCTAGCCTACACCGAGCCCGGAGATTTGTAAACCCCTGGGATCGGTGAGCCTCTACCTCACCGGCGACACGTCTCGCGGGTCGCGGACCCGTACACGTTGTCACCGTTCACCAGGACGGCGTCACCGCACCGCGTGCACGTCCAGCGACGCACCGCGGTCATCGCGGCCGGCGGGTCCCACTCGAGGTCGTGGGTGGCTCGCACCTCGTTCAGAAGCTCTCTCGGAAACTTCATCTGTTCCATCTCCTCGCGTCTCGTTCCTCAGGCGAACTGCTTGCGGCACACGGGGCCGATCCCCGCGCGGACGCTCGCGGCGTCCTTGAGCCGGCGGTTGCAGCAGATGCAGCGGCCGTACTCGATCATCAGTTTCTCGGCCTCCGCGAGCGGCAGGCGGTCCCGCGGGTGCAGGGTCTTGACCGCGCCCGGCGCGTAGTCGAACTCGAACTTGGCCGTCTCACCCAGCTGGGTCAGCCGCTCGCCGCTGATCGGCACGAGCCGCTTGGCGTACAGGTTGCCCTGCCTGCTGGGCTTGACGAGGAAGACCTCACCGTCGCGGCCGTAGACGCCGGCGACCAGGGGCTCGACGCTCGGTGCCACCGTCGCCGGCTTCGCTTGAGCGGTCGCTCGCGGCTGGTTCAGCAGCCAGTCGATGCACGCCCGAGCCCACGCCTGGGTCAGCTTGTCATCCGCGTTCACGGGCCGCTCGTGCCGCTTGAGAAGGTCCAGCATCGCGTCCCGACGGTTCGGGTCGAGGACCCGCTCGGCGGCGAGGTTGCGGATGAGGCGGATCTGAGCGAGGGAGATGAACGTGAGCACGGGGTGCCTCCTGGGTTCCGGGTTCCTGTCCTGCTGGGATCAGCCTACACCGGAACCCAGGGTTTGTAAACCCCTACTTCACCGGCAGCAGCTCGAGCCGGTTCCAGAACACGTTCGACTCAGAGATCGACTGGTTGGTGATCGGCACGGTGAAGGCCTCGTCCCACCTCACCCGCGCGCCGATGATCCGACCGCTCCGTCGGTGCTCGTCGACGGCGAGGATCTCACCGAGCGCGCCGCCGTCCCTGGACCGCACCCGTCGGCCCACGAGCTCGTGACTGGCGTCCACGTCAGTCCTCCCACGTGATCGTGATCTTGGCCTTGCGGACCTGGTAGGCGAGCTCGACGCTCTCCCGAGCTTGGGCGAGCACGCCCTGGCTCTTGAGGTATTCGTAGGCGTCCCGCTTGTCGGTGTCCTTGATCCGGAAGAGGATCAGCTCCGCCGCGAGCTCACGCCGCGTTTCCTGGTTCACTTCGGTCTCCGTTCCTTGAGCCTGACCCGAGGTCAGTCCTTGATCCAGTCCAGCAGGTCGCGGGCCGCGTCGATCGCGCTTCCGCTTGAGCGGCTCGACCGGTTGCCGAGCAGCAGGTCCACGATCTGACCCTCGATGCCCTCGTAGCGCACGGCCAGCCGCACCAGCCCATCGCGGGTGCCGGTGAACGTGACGACCGGCCAGCCGCCCGCGGGACCGGCGGGGTCGATGACGGTTGCGGTCACGTCAGTTCCCCGGGTGAGGTCGGCGATCGCGGCCTCGACCGTCTCGCTCTCCTCGTGGGCGACGTCCAGGGTGAGGTGAGGCATCTGAGCTCCGTTCCGTTGGTTCGTTCCTGGCTTGCTGAGGTAAACCTACCAGAGAGCCGGCTGTTTGTAAACAGCCGGCTCTCGATCAGATCTCCTGGTGCGCGCGGATCTGCCGCTCGAGGCGGTGCACGTCCCACTCGAGGTTGCGCTCGTCACCCTCGATCGCCACGAGGGTGACGAGCTCCGGCCCCGCAACCACCAGCGCGTGGTTCTTGCGCACGCGCTCGATCGCCGTGACGAGCTTGCCGAGCAGGTCGTAGACCTCTCTGAAGCCGTCGCCGTCGGTCTCCTCGGCCATCAGTCATCCTCCTCGAGCCGGTGGCCGCGGTACCACTCCACGACCTCGTCCAGGAAGAACCGCCGCACGCTGCCGTTCGCGGTGGGCCGCTCCCAGCCCTCCGGGAAGTGGGTGCGGTGCCGTCGGTTCCACCACAGCCACACGAGCTGGCGGGACACCTTGGGCCGGTTCGGGAACAGCTGGCTGAGCGTGGAGGCGACGACCTGGTAGCCGCCACTCATTCGCTCGACGTCATCTGCGTTGGCACCCTCGTTCTCAAGCAGCTTCATCACCACCGCCATCATCGTCTCCAATCGCTCGGTACGCGAGAGCCGCCCACCCCACGGGTGGACGGCGACCGCGTCTAGTTGAGGGTCAGCTCAGCGCCAGCAGGCGCTGGGCCAGGTTGGTGCGGTACTTCGCGCCCTCGCCGAGCATGATGCTCTCGAAGCGCGAGTTGCCGCTCCGCTGGACCTTCTTGTGGTCCATGTACTCGGTCAGGCCGTTGAGCAGACCGTACGCGGTGTTGCGGTAGGGCTGCGTGGTCTCTGAGGTCTGGTAGTTGAGCATGATCGCCTCCACCATGTCCTCGCGCCGCGGCCGCGTCTGAGGGATGACCTCCTTGATCAGGAGGCGCGCCTTGTCGTCGGTGACCTCGGTCTTAAGCAGCTGCTCCATGGAGGCCTTGAACTCCCGCTCGAAGTTGACGGTCAGCTCGAAGGACTTCTTGGCCTCCTCGATGCGCTCGCTCAGCTTGCTGGTGTGCTGGAAGCTGAACTTGTCGAGCGCGGTTCGGGACACCAGGGGCAGCTGGTTGGTGCACCACACCTTGATCGGGGTCACGTAGCCGCTCACCGAGGAGCTGCCATCGTGGCTGGTCCGCAGGTAGAGGTACAGGTTGAACTGGTCGTCGTGCACCGTGAACGGCTCGTTGAGCTGCATGGTCATGAAGACCCGCCAGCCGTTTCCCTGCAAGCCGGCGTCGACCCACCGGGCCTTGCCGTCCGCGACCAGGGCGTCGCCGAACGCGAACGCGTCCCGGTTCTGCCAGACCTCGTACTTGCTCTTGACGGTGCCGAGCTCCTCACCGGTGTCGGTGCGGTAGATCTCGAAGGACCGTTGAGACTGCACGACCTCGCCCTGGAGGTTGGTGCGCAGCAGGGGCCGCTTGGCGACCTCCCAGTCCAGGCCGGCGAGGTGCAGCAGCTGCTCCGAGCTGACGAGGTCGTCACCGGCGCTGCCGGTGGTGATGCCCGCCCACGCGAGCTGGCGGCCCTCGACGGGGATGTCCAGGATTTCCACGTGCTCGTTCCTCTCGTTCCGATGTTCCTGCGTACCTTGTCATCATACCAGTGAGGCGGTGACATGTAAACAGCTACGGGGCGAGGTCGTGGCAGATCGTGCGGCCCCACCCCGTGGGCTTGCCGGGCAGGGACCGGGAGCGGGTGTAGCCGGCGGCGTCGAGGAGGCTAACGAGCCGCGTGGCGCGGTCGAGAAGGGCCTGCGTGTTGACGTGGTACTCACCGATGAGGCACCGCACGCCCTGCTGCCTGAGGAGGTCGACGTGCGGGGTGAGGACGTCGTACTCGCTGGCCTCGATGTCGAACTTGACGAGAGTGGGCTGGTAGATCTCGAGGAGGTACGGCAGGGAGACCGTGGCTACCTCGCTCAGCTGGTAGCCGCGGTAGCTCTTGCCGGCGGGCCGCTTGGTGCCCACCACGTAGGCACCCATCGGGTTGCCCCGCGGCGGCAGCGCCAGCGTGGCCGTGGCCAGCGGCGCGCCGACCACGGCGGCGGCGATGACGGTGACCCGCGGGTCGAGGGCGACGTTGCCGCGGAGCAGAGCCACGGTCTCGGGTGCCGCCTCCACCGCCGTGACGTGGCCGGCTCCCTGGTCGAGCGCCCAGCGCGTGAAGGACCCGACGTGCGCGCCGAGGTCGAGGACGCGCTCACCCTCCCGCGGGCTGGCGAGCGCGTACTCTCGCTTGTTGAAGACCTGGTCGACGACGAAGCGGTCGCAGTCCCGGAAGCGAAAGTCGTGTGGGATCACGCCGCGGTCTCCTCGAGCCTGGTCGCGGTCTTCCACTCCCGGGAGACGTCGATGAGGCGCGCGCCGGTCTCGATCACGTCGCCGGTGACGGGACCGGGGTTGCCGTTGAGGCTCTCCCGCACCCAGTTCATGACCCACCGGGCGGGGGCGACGCTGGTGCCCTTGCCCCAGTAGGACGAGAGCTGCGGGTCGTCCTTGACGGGCTCGATGAGGTAGGCGTCCGGGAAGCCCATGATGCGGGCGGCCTCGCGGTTGGTGATGACGCGGCCGTTGGGGTGCCACACCATGTAGACGCCGGCGCCGCTGAGCACGCGGCCCGGGTCGGTCCAGGACCAGCACTTGGTCTGGTTGAAGCCGCCGGGGTCGAACCCGCGCTCGAGGAGGTGCTTGTCGCGGGTGATGCCGTTGCCGCCGGGCTGCGGGTACTGGTAGGACTCGGGAAGGTAGCCGTGCAGCTCGTAGTGGCGCTTGAGCACGTCGGCCTCGCGCTCCCCGGGGGTCCAGCCCGCGCCGCCGTGGATGTCGGCGAGCCGCCGGGTGAACGTGTTCTCGCGGAAGGCGTGGCCGTCGACGCAGCCGTCCTCGCGACGCAGTGGCTCGCTCCACGCGGTGGCGGGGTCGCGGTAGGGCCGCGGCGCCCAGGTGAGGTCCTGGTTAGTGAGGTCGAACAGGGCGTCACCGAGCGTGTTGACACGGTCCACGGTGGGGCGCTCCACGCCGAACGGGACCTGGCTGAGCACCAGGAAGTAGCGCTTGCGGTTGGTGCAGCCACCGACGCTGAGGTTGTTCTGCAGCACGTGGGTCGTGGTGTACCACAGGCCGGTGAGGCGGTTGAGCTCTTCGGCGAGCCGGGTCATCAGACTGACACCCTTGGTGTAGGCCTGACTGACCGACTCCATGACCAGGACGGCGGGCCTCACCTTGGCGGCGTAGCGGGTGAGGTCCCACATGCACTCGTTGATGGACGAGTCGATGCCGTGCTTGCTGGTGCCGAAGGTCATGCCGCTGAACGCGGCGCACGGCGGGGTGCCGACGACGACGTCCGCCTGGAACGGCTCCCAGTCGGTGTCGGGGTCGCCGACCTGGTAGCCCCAGTCCTCACCGAGGAAGGCGCGGTTGGCGTCCATCAGGGGGAGGCCGAAGCCGCCTCTCTTCTCGACCTTGTTGACGAGGCGGAAGCCGGCCTGCGTGGCCCCGACCGCCATTCCTCCCGCGAATCCCATGCAATCGATGAACTTATACATTTCTGAGAACCCTCTCACGTCCAACGTGTCCGGTCGCTGACTGGTGTCTTCCCACCGAGCCAGGGAGTGACTTCAAGCCGCACTCAACACAGATCCAGTCGTATCGACCGTTACGATTTGGCATCGTGCTGAGATGTTTCGCATATTCAGCGTCTTCTCTGATCTTGTTGTAGTGGGCTATCGCGATGTTGAGTCGTCGAGTCTCACTGCACTTCTTGCCGATCTGAGACTCAATTCGTCGTCTCTCTTGGTCGGTCCTCAGCTTGTGACCCTTGAGGTCCTCGACCGTCTTGTCCTCGTGACAGTTCGCACACAACAGTTGGATGTTGCTTGGGTCATTTGACCCGCCCTTGAACTTTGGAATGATGTGATCACGGTGAAGCGATCTACGCCAAGTACCGCATTTCACACAGTGACCGCTCAAGCCGTTCGCCACGTAATGATCCTATCAGGTTGTCATCAATCCGCGGACAGGGAGAGAGCGGGGAGCCCTGACCCGGCTCCCCGCTCTCGGGATCAGCTCAGCTCTCGGTGGTCGTCCAGTGCCCGTCGTAGCGCGAGTTGGCGCGGCGCACGTTCTTCTCGATCTTCAGCGCCACGGCCTCGAGCAGGCGGTTGGAGCTCACGTCACCTACGAGCAGCAGGTTGAGGAAGAAGATGAACACGTCCGCGAGCTCGCCGACGTACTCGGCGTCGTCGATCTCGGCGTCGGTCGGGTAGGTCGCCCACGGCTTCCACGGTGCGGTGTTGAGCACCTCCACCGCCTCGACCTGCAGCGCGAGCATCTGGTCGCGGAGGTACCGCATCCGCTCCACGGTGGTCATCGCCTCGAAGTCGTGCCCCATCAGCTCCTGCAGCTGGGCCTGTGCCTTGAGCAGCACGCCCAGGTCACCGTCAACGCTCATTCCTGATCATTCCTTCCAGTTCCGTGAGGTAGCGGTCGCGGTTCCAGACCCTGTCACGCAGGCACGCGGCCTGCGCCTCAGCGAGGTCCCGCAACTCGCCGGCGGTGAGGCTCTCCACGTCCCGCACGTCGACGAGGTACGGCGCGCCGAGCCGGCGCACCTCCTCGGGGTCGGCGAGCAGCACCGACCGGGTGATCGCGGCGTACACGAACCGGTTGCGCCACCAGCCCGAGCCCGCGACCTTCTTGTAGAGGGGAGACAGCACGCCCCAGCTGTCGGCGTACAGCCGCACCAGGTCGGCCTCCTGCATCGCCGGCGCGCCCTCCTTCGGGCGGCCCGCGAGGTGCAGGTCCCACGTCATCGGCCCGAGCGTCTTGAGCCACGCGGACTGGTCGCTCAGGACACCGAGCACCCACCGTCGGTGCCGCTCCCCATCGGTGAGCGGCGGCTCGTTGGTGTGGTAGCTCCGCGTGTAGGACGTGGGGTCGAGGAAGTAGGACCGCTCCGCGGGCAGGTGGCCCGCGAGGAGCTTGTGGTCGCCCCACGCGAACGCGGGATACATCACGGGCGGCCAGGGGCGGGTCAGCATCCGCTCGAGGTAGCGGTCGAGCGTGCGCTGCCCCTCGGGGCTGGTGATCCAGTCGTAGCCGGGCCGTCCCTTGAACACGCTCTCCCGCGTGATGCGGTGCGGTCCCCGAGCCACGGTCATGAGGTTGTCGTGGATGCGGGGGAACTGCCAGTCGTCGACGTTGAGGATGACCCGCTTGCCCTTCGCCTCGGCTCGCTCGAGGAGGTTGAGGGCCGGGTACACGTGGTGGCCGGCGACGCTGAGGCACGGCACCTGACCCACGATCAGCACGTCGTGGGTCAGGGCCTCGTCGTCGTCGATCACCACCGGCCGCTGCGTGACCTCGTGGCCGAGGTCACGCAGCGCCTGCACGTGCATCTCGATGACCGGCTGGTAGCCCTGCTTGGTGCCGCTGCCGCACTGCTGCTGGCTGCAGCCGGTGACCAGGATCCGCATCGTCAGAACGGCAGCTCGGGCGACGGCGGGGCGACCGGAGCCGGCGCGGCAGGTGCGGTCACCGGCGGGGCGGTCGGCATCGGCGTCGCGCCCACACCGCTCGGTGCGGCGGCCGGCGACGGCGGCACGGTCGGCATGGTGCTGGGAGCCGGCGGGGCGGTGACCGCGGTGCCCGCGGTCGGCGGCAGCACCGCGTCGACCTGGTTGCGGTCCTGCCCCTGGTACTCCCGGGTGCCGACCTTGATGCGGCACGCGCGGCCGACCAGGGTCGCGGCGACGGTCTGCAGCGGCGGGTTGGCCGCGAAGAACGCCTCGTCGAGGCCCAGGGCCGCCATGTGCCGGAAGAAGAACGCGAGGGCGTTCGCGCTGTCCGGCGAGATGACGAACTGGTTGAAGACGTTCCGCCCCTCGTGCGGGCCGTTCTGGATCTTGAACTGGACCTTGATCATGTCCTTGCCGGTGGAGGACTGCGTCGCCTCCGCGGTGTCCACGAACACGTCGTAGACGTCGTTGGGGACGGGGGTGAACGCGGCGTCGCCCGCCGCCTTCTGCAGGTCACTCCAGTTGATTGCCGCCATGGTGCGGGTTACCTCTTCTCGCTCAGGTCGACGGCCACGGTGGCCGACGAGGACGTGGTGGGCAGCGTCTCCCCGCCGCGGATGCGGGCGAGGATCTCGCTGATGTTGGGGTTGTCGACGTACTGGCTAAGCAGGTGCTCCGGCAGGCGGTGCCCGGTCTCGAAGCCCGGGAAGTTGCCGCAGAACAGCCGGCGGGTCTGCGTGCCGTCGTCGCCGACGACCACGTCGAGGTAGCAGCAGGCGTCGACGTAGTAGGGCAGCGTGGTCGCGAGGGAGCCCTGAATGTGCGGGCCCCACGCCCCGTCGTTCCGCTGCTTGGCCATCGCGATGAGCAGGACGGCGTCGAGCGGCTTGAGCGGGTTGGTGACGAGGTCCCGGAACTTGCGGACCAGGTCGCTGACGACCCGCAGCAGCTGGCCCCAGTCCTGCACCTTCATGGCGCTGGAGCCGACCATGTCGTCGATGGCGCGCTGCTGCACCTCCGAGATGGAGTCGATGACGACGCTGCGGAACGGGTGCTTGCCGCTGTTGAGCCACTCGTAGGCCTTGAGCACGTCCTTGTACTCGCGGACCGGCACGAGGGCGGTGTCCCAGGTGCCGTCCGGCTCCGGCGGCTTCTGGGCCTTGGGGTCCCAGATCACCTTGTTGCTGGGGGTCCACCGGCTGCCGGCCTCCGCGTCGAGCACGACGCGGGGCGCGGGCGTGGTGTCACCGAGCCAGGACTTTCCCTTCTTGGACGCGCCGAAGACTATTAGATTGAAACCATAGTGGTTGCTGTTGCTGGTCACCACTTTCCTCCCTGGTGGTACTTTCTGATGTGACGGCTCCACTTGGTTAGCGACCAGCTTTTCTGGCAGATGTCACACCATTTTTCAATGGTGTGGATGCCGTCGTAGACTTGGTGGCACTTGTCACAGCGAGGCTCGTAGTTTTGCGGATCCGTCGGATCAGTGTCATGAACATGAGACCAGTGTCGAGCCTTACTACCGCAGTCAACGCAGTTATGATCAGCCGACGACCCTCGAACTTTTCCAACTACTGCGTGGTTGTTAAAGTAGGCATCAGCTCGACGAAATGTTCGACCATGGTGTTTGAGGCATCTGCATCCTTCTGGGCACTTGGGTGTCACCTTAGAGTGCAACTTACACGGGCAACCTACCGGATGCTTAGGTTGCTTCTTCGTGTGACGTCCGCACTGACACCCAGGTGGACAGAACCTGCCTCCCATCTCGTCTAGCTCTCCTTTGCCTCTCCCAGGTCCGCTACCAGTTCCTGAATAGTACTGCGCTCGTAGTATGAATAGGGATCCCCTCGGTCGAAGTTCGCCTGAAGCGCGGCCTCCCACCGGCTGCCGTCGTCCATGAGCGGGCAGACCCGACTGAACGGGCAGCCCCAGTCACAGTAGTCGGTGGCCGTGGGGTAGACGATGGCGTGGTGGTCGTCCCCGTCGTTAAGCCGCAGGTGCGCCTCGAGGATCGCGCCGGCGACGGCGGTGACGCGCTGGTACGTGGAGTTGAGGTCGTGCCGGTTGTAGCTGATCTCCACCTGCTGGTAGAACGGGGGCGTGGCGCGGACGGTGCGCTTGGATCGCTTGAGCATGGTGTACAGCGCGCCGTCGACACGGTGCTCCGGGAACCGCAGCGCGAGCAGCATGGCGTAGAACCGCATCTGCTGGTCGAGCACGAGCCGGTCGGCCTTGCTCAGTGAGCCGACGGTCTTGTAGTCGACGAGCAGGAGCGCGCCGTCGGTGCGGCGGCGCACGAGCCGGTCGAGCTTGGCCCGGAGCACGACGGGGCCGAGATAGGTGCCGACCTGGTGCTTGAGCTCGCGCTCCACGTCCACGGTCTCGAGGCTGACGTCGACGCCCTCCTCGTCGAGCCACTGGACGTAGCCCTCCACCATCGCCTTGGCGAGATCGAGCTCCTTGCTGAGGTCGACGGCGAAGTCGGGCCGCTCGAGGGCAGCCACCTCGTAGAGCCAGGACAGGGCCTCGATCGGGTCGATGCCGTGGCCGTACCAGGCCTCGAGGGCGAGGTGGATCCGCGTGCCGAGGATGGCCACGCCCACGGGTGACGTGTCCACGGCGCGGGGCTGCCACTGCCAGTGGTAGCTGAGCGCCCAGTGCCGGCGGCACCGCTGAAACGACTGCATCTCACTGTTGCTGATCTCCCTCACGGCTAGGCCTCCCAAGCGTGTCGCCAGCGACGGACCGCGAACAGGACCGTGCTCAGGTCCCGCCGCGTGATGACGAGGTCACCGTTCTGCGTGACCCGCCAGGCGGTCACGTCACCGATGGTCCACCAGCGCCAGCGCGTTCGCACTCGAACCGTGGTCGCGTGCACCGGCATCAGCTGCCTCCCAGCATGCGGCGCAGGGCCGCGGCGTCTTGCAGGACGTCCTCGATGCGGACGCCCTTCCGGGTGAGGACGTCGCGGCGACGCTCCTCCACCGTGTTGGGCGCGATCTGCTCCACGATCTGGATGCGCTCGTGGATCTCGGAGCCGATGCGGTAGATCCGGTCCTCGCCCTGCGTGTTCTTGAGCGGGCTGAAGGACCGCTGCATGAACAGCATCGTGTCCGCGCGGGTGAGGGTCAGGCCCTCTGCCCCGGCACCGAGCGTGAGGAGGATCACCCGCAGCCGGCCCTCTTGGAAGCGCCGCACGTTCTCGCCGCGCTCGAACGGGGACAACGCGCCGGTCACGAGGCCGTGGCTGATCTTCTCTTTCTTGAGGCGCTCCGCCGCGAGCTCGATGAGCTGCCGGGACTCGGCGGCCACGACGAGGGGCTTCGGGTCGAGCTCACCGAGGAGGTCGACGAGGTCGTCGACCTTGGGTGATGCGCCGGTGAGCCTGACCTTGCCGTCCTCGTCGACCTCCGCGGAGGCGGCCGCGAACTGCAGCAGCCGCGTGAACTGCTCGATCGTGGACTTCGCGACGAGGATCTCGTTGAGGTCCGCGAGCATGGTGAGCTCCATCTGTCGGTACGCCCGGGTCTGCTTGGTGCCCATGGGCGTCTCGCGGTAGACGGTGGGCAGCTTGGGCGGCAGCTGTGGCAGGGCGGCTCGCTTCAACACGCGCCGGTACAGCGGCGTCGTCACGGCGCGAAACTCGGGCTCGTGCGCCGGGTTGAGGCCGATGATCTCGGCGCCGCCCCACAGGCCGTAGGACTTCTCCGCGTAGCGGTCGAGGTACTTGGTCCGGGTCGGAAACCAGTCGGGCAGCACCGCGTGCAGGAGGCCCCACAGGTCACCGACGTGGTCGTTCACGGGGGTGCCGGTGAGCACGAACCGGTGATCTGCCTGGTGGGCCACGGCGAACGCGGCGAGGGTCTGCTGCGAGGAGGGAACCGTGGTGCGCGTGCCGTCCTCGTTGGTGATGACCTTGCCGCCGACGTGGCAGAGTCGGTGCGCCTCGTCGAAGATGACGGTGCGGTGGCCGAGGGCGTTGAGCTCCTTGGGGGTCTTCTGCGCCTCGGTGAGCCGCACCGACCCGTAGGGGGCGAGCCGCGAGTGCAGCTTGAGCAGGTCGTAGTTGATGACGTAGACGTCGGCGGGGGTGGCGAGCTGCTCGCGGCGCTTGGCCATGGACCCCTCCACGATCATGACGCTGAGCTCGGGGGCCCAGTCCGCGAGCTCCCGCAGCCACACCGTGTTCTTGAGGCTGTTGGGGCAGACCACGAGCGCCGGGAACGGCTGCCGGTCGAGCTCCTCGAGAACTTGCAGGGTGCGGATCAGCTGCACGGTCTTGCCGGTTCCCATCTCGTCGTAGAGGCCGGCGCGGCCCGCGAGCGTGAGGTACGCCACGCCGGCTCGCTGGAAGGGCTTGAGGACCAGCTCGCGACCGTCCTCCACGCGGTCGATCGCGAGGTCGATGGTGGCGAGGGGGTGGTCGTTGGGTTCGAGGCTCATCGCCTCCCGAACGTGCTCCACGGGCTGCAGGAAGTGCTGGCGGAACTCCCAGGCCCAGCTGACCAGGGACTCGTCGAGCTCGAGATCACCCCTGAAGACGCCGCGGAGCTGCAGGCAGGCCGCCCACGTGAGCGGCAGTCGCCACGTGTCGGTGGCCTTGTGCCAGGCGCTTCCCGGGATGACCGCGAGCCGGTCCTTGTCGGAGAGGCTCGCCTTGACGACGATGCGGTTGAGGTCGCGGTCGACGTGGGCCCTAGCCACTGAGGCCCCAGTCCGCGAGCTTCCGCAGCAGCGGGCTCGGCAGCAGGTTGTCGCGCAGCAGGTGCGCGAGCAGGTGAGCCGCGGCCGCGTTGGCGTCCCTCCGACCCGGTGCGTGCCAGCCGAGGACCCTGAGCTTGTCCCCGTCCTGCCCGAGGTTGCGGGCCGAGCTGGGCATCGGCTTGAGCCGCCTCGTCTCGGTGTAGCGCGTGACCCACTCGAGGAAGCCGATCACCCGCAGGGCGCTGCCGTCGTGCCTGACGCGGCTGCCGGTGATGAGGTACTGCTCCCACCCGACCTGGTAGCGCCAGGCGGACCCCATCAGGGCGGCATAGATGCCGTTCTCGACGACGTAGGCCTCGTCCTGGCCGCTGGCGAACGAGCCGTCGGCACCCCAGAGCGCCCAGCCGGTGGACTCGCCGGGGTCGACCCAGATGACCCGCTCAGTGTCGGTGCCGTCGTAGCAGAGGTTCAGCAGCGTGTCGGTGTTCAAGGTGGCGCGTGCCAAAACCTTCCTCCGTTCGATCTGTTCCTGCGATCACCCTATCAGGTGGGTGATCATTTGTAAACCCAGTTGGTCAGGTCTTCTTCCACCGCTCGGTGAGGATCGCGGCGTCGCACGTGAGCGGCACGGCGTACGTGTCGCGGTCGGTCATCAGGTCGATGACCTGGCGCTTGGCGTCCTCGGCGTCGGCGAGCGGCACCTCGAAGATGATCTCGTCGTGCACCGGCAACAGCATGGCGTCGTCGAAGCCGCCGTTGGAGCAGGCCACGATGGAGCGCTTCAGGGCGTCCGCGGCCTCCGCCTGGAGGCGGTAGTTGAGGAGCGCGAAGTCGCGGCCGCTGTCGGCGGGCAGGTAGCGGCCCATGCTCGTCCACGTGGCGGGCTTGCCGTGGGCGCGCTTCTCCGCGGCGGCCTCCCGGTAGATGCCCTTGGCCATCTTCTCCAGACCGGGAAACCGCTCGTTGAACGCGTCGTGGATGGGCTTGACCTGCTCCACGGGAAGGCCGATGGAGCGGGCCATGGTGGCGACACTGGCCCCATAGAGCTTGGCGTAGGACATGGTCTTGACGGCCTGCCGGCGGGGATCCTTCTTGTCGACCTCCTCGCGGAAGAGCTCACTGGCGATCGCGGAGTAGAAGTCACGACCGCCGTTGTCGGCCTCGTGGAAGGCGGCGATGAGGCCCTCGTCGGCGCTGACCGCGGCCGCCAGGCGCATCTCGATCTGGCTGAAGTCGCACGTGATGAGGGCCATGCCGGGGCGGGGGATGAACGAGCCGCGCACGATCTTGTCGTCGCGGTGCAGGGTCTGCAGGGCGGGCTCGGTGACGGACATGCGTCCGGTTCGGGCCTGCATCGTGTTGATCTGAGGGTGCACGACGTCATTGGCGTCGCAGAGCTCGAGGAACTTCTCGAGGTAGCTGCCGATGACCTTCTCCGCGTGCCTGGCGTCGATGACCGTCTTGGCGAGCTGTCGGGCGGCCTCGGGGACGCCCTCGTAGGCGACGATCGCCTCGAGGGTCTCCTTGTCGAGCTTGGGTTGCCCGCTGGGCGTGGTCTTGGTGATGGTGAGACCGGCCTTGGCGAAGCCGGCCGCGAGCTGCTTGGCCGACAGGAGGCTCGTGACGTTGAAGTTCTCCTTGAGCCAGGCGCGGGTGTCACCGGTGTAGACCTTGAGCCGCTTGATGGCGTCGTTGACGTACCCCCGGTCGATCATGATACCGCGGTGCGACATCTCCCCGCAGATGCGAGAGGTGGCGAGCTCGAGCTCGTAGATCGGCTGGGACCGCTCGGGGACCGGGTACGTGGCATCGAACAGGTGAGCGGTGAGAACCGGGTCGAGCGCGCCGTACGCCCAGTACGGCGGGAAGTTGTAGGGAACGGTGGCCCACGTCCAGCCGTTCTGCTTCATGCCGTCATGGAGAAGTTTCTCGCCGGCGGTGGCTCGCTTGTCGATGAGCCGGGCGGACGCGGGCTTGAGGCCCTTGGGCAGCGTGGGGTCACGGACGGCGAGCAGGGTCATCGTGTCGTGGCCGTTGGCCCACGGGATGTCGATGCCGCCACGGTGCTTGAGGAAGCCGTGGTCGAACTTGCGGTGGTGAGCGACGTTGGGCTCCTCGTAGCCGTTCAGCTTGTCGCGCGCGAGGCCGCCCCACAGCGGCCACGGGATCGCCCACCCGGTGTCACGGTCCCCCACCTGGATGAGCCGAAGGTTGTCGACGTGGTGGTTGAGGCCGCCGGTCTCGGTGTCGAACGCGAGGACCTGCCGGCGCTCACCAAGCCAGGTCGCGAACTCGAGCGCGTCGTCGAGGGTCTCCACGAGCTTGAGCCGCACGTTGGCGAGCGGTGAGCTCTCAACCCGCGCGGGGGAGCGCTCGGGGACCGCGACCGCGGCCTCCGTGACGACCGCCGGCACTACCGCGGGTGGCTGATAGACCTCGAGGTCGCTCACGTGGTCCTCTCGATTCCGGTCTCGGTGAGCCCGTCCTGGTTGGCGAAGCCTTCAGCGTAGCCGTGAGCCCACGCGTCGAACAGGAGCTTCGCAACAAGCACCCGCCACTCACAGCCGCAGTCGAGGCGATCGGGCAAGGTTCCCCGATGACGCTCCTCGAACTGATCAAGCAGCTGCCCCACGATCGGCACGGCTCGCTCGCTGGGCGATGGCTTAATCACAGCTCCTCCACTCGGTTGGCTCGCGTGACCGTGAGGCCACAGGTTCGCAGGTAGGTCTCCACCGCGTCGGGGTCGCGGTGAAGGTCATTGGGGCCGACGACGTGCACGACGCGCGTGAGCCCCGAGTTGGCGATCAGCTTGGCGCAGCCCCGGCAGCACGCGCTGGAGACGTAGATGGTGCCGCCACGGATGTCCGTGAAGTCGGCGCGCAGCAGCGCGTTGGCCTCGGCGTGAACGGTGGCGCACTCGTCGTAGGACGGGCTGAGGTTCTCGCCGCGGGCCCGTGGGCACCAGTTGACGCAGGTCCCGACGAGCCGCTGCCCCCGCGGCGGGCCGTTGTAGGAGATGGCCGCGACCCGGTTATCTCGGGTCACGATCACGGCACCCACCTGGGCGCGGTCGCAGCGGCTGCGGTACGCGATGACCTGCGCGACCGCGAGCCAGGTGGGGTCCCAGCCGGGGCGGCCGTCACTCGCCGGCAGTGTCGTCGTCACCGTCGGTCTCGTCATCGTCGAACGACGTGCCGTACACGTACTCGTGGTCGGGCCAGCTGACGCGCAGGGTGGCGCGGAGCGCGAGGTCGTGCACGTACTCGGCGTCCTCGTCGGTGAAGCCGTCCGGGAACAGCTTCCGGTCGTGCGCGGTCTCCACGACGGTCAGGAAGTCGAGCTTGCTGGCGTCGTCGAGCAGGAGGTCGGCGGCGAAGGCACGCAGCTTGTCCTCGCGGGTCTCGGTCTGGTCATCGGTCACGGCGTCTCCCGGTGGCAGGTGAGGCAGACGTCACCGGTGGTGACGTAGCGGCAGGACAGGCAGAGAGACTCGTCATCGTCGAGCATTGGCACAACGTCGTAGAGCCACTCGTGCGCCGGCAGGAGGTCCCAGTCGGGGCAGTCGTGGAAGCAGACCGCGGTGGCGTTGGCAGCGAGGTCATCGACGGAGCGACGCTCAATGTCGAAGAGAGGCACCGGGATTCCCACGGTGACGTGGGGATTGGCGATGGCGAGATCGTGGTCGTCGCGCGCGACGAGGTCCGCCGCGTCGAGGTCGCGCTCGTAGAGATGCATGGAGCCGACGCTGTGAGTGTACTCGCCGGGTTCCACACCGAGCGCGCACGCCATCGTTCGCTGCAGGCAGCTGAACATCATGAGGTCGTAGGGCACGCCGAGCCACGCGTCGTTGGATCGCATGGTGACCCGCAGGTGCAGCAGGTCATCGCGCAGGAAGAACTGCAGCGTGGTGGTGCAGGGGACGTCCCGGGACGCGGCGTCGTGCTCACGGCCGGTCCAGAGACTGACGACCGCCTGCCGGGTGTTGGGGTCGCGCCTGAGCAGGCTAGCCACGGCAGGCAGCTGCTCGAAGGTGCGAGGACCGTAGGCGCCGAGCAGGCGACCGCCGTTTGCGAACTGGCTGAACCGACCGCCGCTGGCGCGGTCGAGCTGCTGCAGGCTGCTGAGGCCGCCGATGAGGTGCATCGCCTCGGTGGCCGCGATCCTGAGGTTGGGCTTGCGCATGGTGCGCAGGACGTGAACCTCACCCGGGTTCTCGATCCGCAGGGTGACGTCGCGAAGCTCTCGCGTGGCGACGCTGCGGGGGGCGACCCGCGGGGCCTGAAGCAGATCGTGCAGCAGGTTGACGTAGACCTCGGAGCCGAGGTCAGACACGTACTCCATGCATCGCCTCCTTGAGGGACGCGACGTAGCCGTCGAAGTCCTTGTGTTGGAATCTCTTCGCGTACTGCGGGTGGTAGATGATGCGGTGCTCGATGCCGGCGGCGTAGAGCCTGGAGGCGGCGCGGTTGCCGAGGGCTACGACGCGGGGCTCGTCGAGCTCGCGCCACAGGTAGGTCAGGGCGACGCCGCTCTCGTTGGCGTTGACGACCCCAACCTCGGTGTGGTAGCCGGTGGCGACGACCGCGTCCCAGAGCCACGTGCTGCAGCCGGACCCGTTGACCGGGGTGAACGGGCGCGTGAGGTCGGGTCGGGGTCGGGCGTTGCGCTCGTCGCCGACGATGAGGTAGGTGGGCCAGAGCTGGCCGATGTAGGTGCGATCACTGAGCTTGGTGATCAGCCGCGCGCGGTTGCGGCGGTTCCGGGCGATGTCGAGCAGGCCGTTGACCGCGACCTGCCGCGGCTCGAAGCCGGTGAGGACGACGTAGTCGAAGAGCTCCGCGTGGTCCTGGTACGCGCCGTGGATGTGCGGGAGCTCGTCGAGCTTGGTGAGGTCGTCACCGCGGGTGAGGAACCGGGCCTGCAGCTCGTGGTAGGGCG